GCCACCTCACCAAAAAAGCTTTCGCTAGCTGTGGGGCGACTGGCTGAGTTGACGGTAGCAAAATTCACAGCTACCTCAATCTGCCATTAAATAAGCTACTAGTGTTGTGTCTATTTCAGCAGATGGGTCATCCAAATAAGCTGTAATAGCTACCCATTTAATAGGGGTAGTAGCAATTGCCTTATATGCGCTAGTAGCAGCATTAAGGTCTATATTGTCTCCTATCTGAGTCCAATTGGTGCCGGGTAATGAACCCGGAGTTCCTACTAACGAACCCCAAACTTGAACTAGCGTATCACGATTAGCTGCACTTGCTACACCTGTATTCAAAAGTTGAATACCTATGCGCTCTTTACCCTCCACCGCTGTTGCTGCAAGTACAGTTATAGCTGAACCTTCTGCAATATGTGTATCTCCTTCTAAAGTAATTGTCCCTGCTGTTGAATCAGCTTCAATTACTACAGAAGACGTAACTGACATTCGCATAGCGGTATCGCCAGTAGCATCAGCTACAAATTTATCATATTCGCGTCCTCCGCGAGTATCTTTTAGTGCCATTTTTTATATCCTTTACTTTTTAAAGTCGCATCCCTAGGGAATGAATCGACATATTTTGGGGAAGACTTAAGGCTCTTCCCCATAACCTTGCGTATGATTTATAGTTAAATTACTTTAACTTTATGCGCCGTAGACGATAACACCAGCTTCAGGTCTGACGATTTTCATACCATATCTCATGGATAGGTATGAACCGACAATTCCGAATCCGGGATTTGCTTCTTCTACAGTTAGACCACGTCTCTCGACGTAACTCATTGGTTTAACGGAAGTATCAAATACTCCAAAGCGTCCTTGTGGACACCATGAAGATACAACTACCTTAAGTCCAAACAAATTACCTATAATGCCATTATTACGTGCGCCCTCTAACCACTTAGCTGGGGAATCTGGTCCCGGCAATTCAGCAGCAGAAAATGCTAGCGTAAAGTCAGCCATATTGAGTAAATTCTTAACGTGTGAAGGTGAAACGAGGACAGTATCCGCATTATAGCCTTTCGCACCAATTAACTCCATAGATTTCGTCAGGTCTCCCAAAGAAATATCGCTTGCGCCAGTTACTGAAGATGTGCTTGTTATGTAATGACCACCAAGACTGTTCAAGTCTGAAACTGAATAATCTCCATAATCTACCAAACGTCCTTCTACTCCAGTAGCTCCAGTACCGGGCGTTGCTCCAAAGAAAGCCCCGTGCTTGTTGTTAGCGAATACTGATATATCTGCTTCAGAATCTCCAACTTCAATAGGACCACTAGAGTAACCAGTGCCGTATGTTGCGTTATAAACACCCATAAGAGCGTTCATTGTGTGTTGCGTTATGTGTCTCTCGACAGCTCGCCTTGCTTCGTTCAAAGCCAATTCAACTTCATTGAATCGGGAATCTTCTATCATTCTGCGGGTTACCGCGACTGCTAGACCCCATTCTTTGACGCTGATTCTCTCGTTACGTAGTAAAGTGTGCTGATAAGATGGTGTTGAACCTTCATCAATCTCTTCCATAGCCATGCTTGGCTTTGCAATAGTGATATCAATGTCCCCACCAGTATCTGTTGTCATTGGTTCACAAAACATGCTAATTGCATCCAAGGAAGTTGTCTTATAATCTATAAGTGCGTCCTTGAAATCGATAAGTACACGATTAGCGATTGTGCTAGTTGTGCCGTCTCCTGCATTAGCAGATGTAAGTGCCCCAGTTTGTGCTGTTACCATTTTTTATATCTCCTTAGTATAGCAATACCTTTACATAGGCTCCTGCTGCTACATCCTCTAGGGTTATACCTATTGGACATTTTGTAGCGAATGCAGTTCCTGTGTGTGCGATTACTTCTCCTTTGTTGCTTCCGTCAACCATTAACAATTGGCCTGCAGCCAAATCGGTATTCTGAATGACTCGTACAACTACGCCACTACCAGTTATCACATTTACAAGTGCTCCGCTTGCTGCGGCTGTTAATGCTACACCAAAGGCTGGTTCTAAATCATTCACTGATGGTCGAACTAACCCGTCGGTATGTAATTCCATTACATCTCCAGCTGTGACAGCCTCTGAACATGCAATAGGAATAATCCTACATGGTGCTCCGCCATCATTTACTAAAATTTCTGTTGCCATATTTAATTACCTCTAAGCGCTTCTTTATTAAGCGCAATCCTTCCGCTATCATTCATTGCGAATAAGCGGGATGTTTCCTCAGCCTCTATTGGGCTTTCTTCGTCGTCGTGGGCCTTGCCCTTGCCGAAAGTTCGCTCGGATGCCTCTGGCTCTGGAACTGCTTCCAAAGCTGTTGCAAAACCATCTAGTTTGGTTTCTTCCCAAGCTGATAGTTCCTTCTCCCGTGCGTCTTTTGTCTCATCGGTCAAAGAGTTCAAAATTAACTCTTTCGATACAATCTTTGAAATAAATGCTCCTTTACGTGCTTTTGCTTCTGCAGTTGCGCGCTCTTCAGCTTCCTTCTCAAAATTAGCGATTGTCTCGATTGCCTCTGTATATTTAGAATTAACTTCCTCGAAAGATGTTTTCATCTCTGCAAGTTCATTCTTTACTGAAGCGAACTCCCGCTCGACAATTGACTCGGCTTCTGACTTATTTACTGTTTCTTCAGTCATGTTTAAATCCTCGTTTGAGTCTTCACATTCACATTTCTTTCCGTCCGTGCAGCTATTGCAACATGGTTCTTCTTCATTTCCTTCATGGTCCCCGCAAGGCCCATCAATTGTGCAAGACTCACAAACTGGAGTTGCAATTTCATTATCAATAAAGCTCAATTCAGCAGGTCGTATATCCGTAGCGAATGGCTCCCCCATGACTTCAACATCATTTGAGGCCCAGTCGATACTGACATGCGTAATACCGCCGTCTTCAACCTTATCGAGCACTTCTCGTGCCCGTTCATTAGCATTCTTGTCGATTTTAGCCAGCATTTTAATAGCTGTCAGTCCATCGTCTGTTTCAATTACCTCTGGATTAATAGCTTTACCTATTAAATCCGTAGGTGTACGCTGGTGCGTATAGTATATAGGTAACTCGTTAAAATTACTTATACTATCCTTTATAATCGCCGGTTCTATATAAACCTTTTGGTCTCCGTCGGCATCATGAAGCCCAGAAGTAATGGCCGTAACAGGGAATTCAACGAAATCCTCTCCTATTGATAGCTCTCCAACAGTCATAGCAAAGGTCCTTGTTTCTTCCTTCTTAATGTCGTCTTTAGCGAAATTACGCTCTACTCCATTTTCGTCAGCCCATAGTTTGCACATACCGGCTGCCATGGACTCCCAATTTTCAAAACCCTTCTTTTTCAATATTTGTCCTGTCTGCAAGGTGCATTTGTCGTACTCACTCATTCTTTCTTCCTATCTCCTGAAACGTTTGCCGCTGGTTTGTTACCTTCCTTTGCGACCCTCTCGCGTTTCTTCACTGTCCGATTCTCAGTTCTTTTGCTTTCTTCTTTCTTATCTTCATCTTTTCCACCAGAAACGTTGACATTCTCTTCTGTATTCTGTATTTCTACAACTCCAGTAGGGTTCATACCACGTTCCAGTCTTACCTCTTCAGGTGAAAGCACACCCTCAGCGAGATAAACCATATCTGTCTTAGCCTTCACGAAGGAGTCATCGACATTGATTTGGCGGAACTTGAATTTCGCGTCCCCAAGTTGCGGAAGTAACTGCGAATTGAGTGCAGCTTCCACGGACGCTTGTAAATATCTAACGTAAGGTTCGAAAATAGGTCTTGCTTGTTCTGGTTTCTCCCACATTGTTATGGGTACCTTAAGTGCCATATGAATCTTTTTCGTAATATCATCCATATATTTCCCATATTCGAATGCTCTCTGGGTTCCTTGTAGCTCCTTGACTTCAATATCATTACCATGAATAATGTCTTCGCCGGGTTCCAAGGAATTAAAAGCCGATACAATCTCGTTAATTTTATCAGGACCATAAGGCATATCGGGGAGTCCAGCGCTAATATCAAACCTACTAACAGCGTATTTATTGAGAG